TGTGTTGTGCATCACAGCCACACCACCAATACTCAATGCATCAAATATGCCTTCTGTCACTATCACATTGGTCCAGTCTTTGTGCTGTAAATCTGTGCCAAACACATAACCTGGTTGGCTGTCTGAAATAAACTTGGGTTGACGGTTGTCTAAAAATCTACAAGTGTATCCTACAATTTTATTTTCGTATGTAAACGGAATCACCACATGTGGGCGTGTCCAATGAATACCATCATTCTCTATCTGTACCATAGCAGGAAAATCTTCAGGCACATGTCTACCACGCACATAATCCCAATATGGCCCATGTTCGGGCATCAACAACTCAGCATGTGGTGGCAGGTCTCGTTCTTCAAATGTGAAGCCAGCTAGTTGATTCCAGGCCTGTTGTCTATCTTCTAGTATGCCATGTATGCTACGATGCCGCAGACTTTCCAAATTGAGCATTTCAATTTCGTTGTCTGGCACACCCATCCATCCTAGTAGTCTGCGAGCTTTAACACTTAGGGTCCGACCCATAATAAAACTGGCTGTATAGGCGCAATTGAAACAGTGATAACTCCATCCTGCTTCAATAGCTTTGAGCCCAGCCCGACCTCTTGTGTCTCTGGTGCTGCCATTGTGCTGACAGCAAACCGCATTGAAACTCAACCAACCAGATGGTGTGGGTTTTCTTTTTGCAGGTAGATACGCAAGGATGTCAAGCATCTATACAGTATAGCAGATCAGCCGGGCTAAATCAACGATATTGGAGATTGTCAATATATCCAGTGGTAATCATTACCGTGGCCTGTTGTGTGCCTTGGTATTGAATTGGCAAGTAACCTGAACCGCCATTGGTCACTACAATGGTTGCAATTTGGCCGTCGGCCCCAATGGTGGCTATAGCTTCTGCGCCAGATCCATTTCCCAAGATTTGAACTTTGGGTGCAGCCACATAATTCTTGCCAGCATTGCTCAAGCTGATTCCTGTGACCACACCCTCAGGTGAAACCTGTGCTGTTGCTTGCCCGCCAAATCCTTGACTGTTGTTAAAAGCTGCTCGAATCAAGGGATAAAATCCTACCACGTTGAAATACTGTGTGGAAGTTTCATCAAAAAAGCTATAACTGTCAGTTACATTGTACCAGATAGATTCGTAATCTTGTGCGGCCTGAAATTTCACAGTGCCTGTAAAGTGATCCAGATCCATCTTGACTGTTGTCAAACTCTGATGAGATGTGTCAATAAAACTGCTGTAGAATTCAGTAAGTTGCGTGGTATTTACTGGAGGAGGTGTTAGCGCCCAGTCGGGATAGTTGGTCGGTCCGGGTGTTAGTTGTTGTGCTTTGCCATAAATTGTGGGAATAGTGAGTTCATGACTGGGCACAAACTGCGGTAGCACAGAATCCACAATGTTACAGTCACCACGTGCTTGGCTGTTGGCGTCCACATACACTGCTTGTATGTAATCACCAGAAGTGCGCTGTATTGAATAACTAGCTGGTTGTGCAACTAGATTAATGGTGTCTTCGATGTCCAGCACCACTTTTACTCGTCCTAGTGAATTGCTAAGACTTGTCATGTCTTTTTCCACCAGTACTCTGTCTCCGTTTTGGCTCATCAAACGAAACACAAATGCAGAGCCAGTGATGTTTACCGGTTTCTGTTCTTGATTGATAAATTCAAAGAGTAGAACATTATCTACACCTTTGTTTACAGTTAATTGTTTTGCATACACTGGGTCGTACCTCGCTGTGAAATATCCACCACTGGTGTCAACTAACAAGACTTTGGTAATTTGCTGGTATAAGTAAACGGTGGTTGAATACATAGGATCCTCGAACAATATTTATGGGCAATACAATCTTCGATAAGCTGGCAGAAAAATACCCGTTTATTACTCTTTGCAGTTATGCAAACGCAGAATACGTGGGCATTATACAAAACAGAGATGACAGCGTGACTACCATCTACGACTTTGGATCTGTAGTTGACCAACAAGACAAAATGTTGTTTTTAGAACTGGCCAATCAGTGGTGGTGGGAAAGCAATAGATCCATCCCCATCAACATATTCCTTCGCCAAGATTGGGACAAATTTAGATTTACGTTGCGCACATTTTCCAACAAAGATCTTGAAGTTTTACACGGTCCAGTGTGCAGTTTGATGGACATTGCTCGCAAGAAAAGCAAGCGAAAATCAATCACACTTGTGCGGCGTCTTGATTGAGTAGATTCATGTGTAGTGCGACCAAAGCCGCGTAACTTATACTGTGCGACTTTTTGAATGTGTAACCTTTAGAATCATCTCCGTTCCACACTTCGGCAAACACTTCTGTCCACGGGCGATTTTGTAAGTGTGCTTTGCCCGGGCGAATAACTGAGATAAACGCTGCCATTCTGGGTATTGAATCTGGCCGCATTGACAGCATCAAGTCTGTGTAATTGCCCACATGAACCAACTGACTAGCCCAAGCAGTATCAGTCCACAGTCTCTGCCATGGTGGCACGGCTGCCAACATTTCAGCATAGTGTGCAGGGTCACGAATCAACTGATACACACTCATGTTCAACAGATCTATCTTGAAGTATCCACGCTGTTCTGCTGACTCATAGTCTATGGCTGCACAGCCATTGGGTATGTCTCTAGGAATGTCTGTGACATAGATGCCTGAATTGTGTTTACGCACTTGACCTTGATGCAGTTGCCGTGCGGCAGTGTGCTGGATTAATTTCAGCACAGCCGTTCTATCCGGCACATCAATGTCAATGTCTGCGCTCATAAGTTTCCAAGTATTGTACAGCAGATTGCAGTCTTTGTAAATTGTCAGCGAAGTTTCCTAGCCCTAAATTGCATTTATGACACAACCAATTTCTAAATTCGCCAGTAATATGATCATGGTCTGCACACCATACTGTTTTCTTTTTTACACTGTATCCGTGTGCTTCTTCTTCATTGCGATTGCATATAGGACATCGATAATTTAATGGCACTGCCGGAGCTGTTTTTTTTAATTTTGCAACCAATTTACTTTGAGCTCTTGCGCATTCTTTGCATTCATATCTTCTATATTTGGCACCGCCATCAAATCCAAAACATCCAATAGGTTTTTCGTTACGGCACATCCCACAAATTTTTGTTTGTGTGTTAGCACCTTCAAATAACTTTTGAAAATTATTCACTTGCTGTCAGTATCGCAAAGTGCAGTCACCACCTGCAGTTTTTCTTTGGCCAGTTGCACTGCTGCCAATGCATCTGCCACTGTGGGATGTTGTGCTGCCAGGTGCGCAATGCGCCATTCTTCATCACGCTTGGCTCGTGCCCAATCTAACAGGGTTTCAGCGTCTGTTGTGAGAGTGATCATAGGATGTGCCGAGTGAATCTGCTGCCACGAATTGCCATCGTTTACCTCCATACAGTTCATGCCGGAGTTCCATCTCAACATGCCTGCGCCGCTTGCACCTGGACTGATGTATGGATTGGTGAACGTGCCGCCCGACACTTGAATGTATTTGCTGCCGCTAATAGATCTAATCATAATGCAATTATAGCCACAAGGCCAATGTAAGTCAACTGATGTGCCATCTGATCCAGGCCCAAGTGTGCCCAGAAGCTGGGATTTTGAAGGTCTCTATTGCCCCAGTTCATTTTGGCCCAGTCAATGTGATAGTGAACCACAGCATCTATCACGCCCATCATGATGCTGGCGGCCCAGTACACAGGACCTAGCACACATCCAACACACAAGGCTGTGCCAATGCCGTGTTTGAGACTGTGCCGCATGCCCAACCAATGTCCGTATTGGCCTTTGTGGTTGACTTCCGCCATGCTTTGATCCACAAAGTCAATGTACCAGTGTTTGATCTGTAAAAGTATTAGGGTTAAAAATATCACCGTTTCCATGTCACCAACCTGCCTTGCTTAATATATCTTTTGCGTATTCTTGATCAGCTGGATAGTTGTGAAACTTTTTTTGCCACACATCTGAGTCAATGTAGGGCCATACCATGCTGATTTGATCAGGAGAGAGTTCACCCAAGAACTGTTGTCCTGACTCTGAATTGTAAATTACCCAAGGTGATATCCTACCTGTTGTGACTGCATAGCACATGGCCGGTGTGCTGCCATATCGCAAACAGTCCTGTGGCTGTGCTGAATTTTTCTCTGCCCAGTCCATGCCAAACTCTACAGCTCGTGCTAGAGCATCTGCCACATTCTCTAATGGCAAGTATTGTATGAGATATTCTGTGTACAGTTGATCACTTGCCCAACGATCGATCTTTTTGTTGTTTTTCAACAGCCACTCAAGAAACTGTTTGGGATTGATAGTTCTTGTGCTCACACAATAGCGTCCAAACTTCACAAACGCACGATAGTAAGGCGAGTCAGCAAAGTCGTCAAATGTCTTGAGCCGAGCCGAACCTTGGCTCATTTCATAAAAGCGTATGTAGGCTTGAAAACCCAGTTCCACACCACGCTCCGCTCGTTCCTGTCTGCGCCGTTTGGGTTCACACACATGCACTGCCAAAGAAGTTTCTTTGATAAAATCTTTCTTGCAGTACTGACACTGGGTCATTTTAGTAGATTGTTGTTGTTGATCCATGCAGTCAAAAACATGTTTAGTTCTTGATGAAATCCTGGTTGCCGATGTGCTATTTCTGGAGGCACATACTGAAGAGCTCCTGGACCATAATCTGTTGCTGGAACTCCTCGTTCATGTTGCCATGGTATGGCACGCCACTTGTATCCTTCAACTATTTCAGGTTCACTGTGAAACAATTTTAGTCTTGGTGAATCTAAATAAGATTCATATAAATTATCAGCCTGCTGGAAAACTATCACAGCATGGCCTCTAGATTTTAAACTGTGTATCATAGCAAGTATACGATACATGAGATCTTCTGCACGATCCAGTATGCTATTCAATTCCCATTTGAGTTTGAGTTCAATCATTGCATCAGTATCTGCTTGTGTCCAGGGAGCATCCCATCGCGAACTCCAGCTTTGATTTTGAAAATTAGTCCATCGACCTTCAAAATCACTGCTGGCTTGCAAAATTGGCAATTCTTCTCTGCTGACAAATGTCATTCCCAACACATACAACGTGGGCTGTAGCGTGATGTAACTGTGCTTGAGCGTGGTTCGAATAATACGCGAATTGGCGCTGCCCCCAATGGCCAAACTTATGGCCTGGGGAATTGACAATCGTTCTGCTAATTCTTGATGGCCAAATCCGCTGGCATAGCTCTCCATGTAACTACACCCATTAACCACCAGCTGTTGATATTTCATCATGATCCTTCACCAAATTTTTTGAGATACTCGTTTATTTCTTTTTGTGATGTGATTCCGGCCAGCACACTAATTTCATCATCTTTGAGATGTGGGTAAATTTCTGCCAGTTGTTTTCGCTTGCCGGTAAGTGTGGCATCTTTTTTCTTGGGAGCAATCCAGTTGTGTCGTTGAGCACCCAGGCCAGGACTCACAGTAGTGGCCAGTAACCATTGAAGTTTTTTGTGTTTGGTCGTGCTGATGTTAAAAAAATGTTTGTTCAATCGTTCGTTGGTGGCAATCACATAAAACTCTTGAAGCTCTCGAGATCCTTCCACCGCAGAACCCCAACGTATCATCAAAAAAGGGCTAAACTTTTTGCGTTCTTCATCAGACAATTGATCATAGAACGCTCTGTTCTTGCGATCAAATTGTTGCATCTCGTTGCCGATGGACAGGTTATCATTCATTCGGTTTTGGTTAGTTTATAAATCATTATAGCACGTTCTAGTGCGTCTTGTAAAGTGGGATTGGTACGAGCTTCTCGCCGAATTTCGCCCCACATCTTGTCTTCCATTAGGTGATCAAACAATGGTCGGCCGTCGCTGGTTCGTTTATCGTAGGATATTTGATGTCCAGTCATAGGATCATATCCATATCCAACCAGCACACGAGTAGAAGGATCAGCACCTGACTCACGAGCATACACCTCATTACCGTTGCGCTCGTAGATGTATGTGGCACCTGGTTTAAGGGTTCCCATATTGATAACCGTATTGTAAATGTGCCCAACGCAGGAAACGTTCTAAGCCTTCACGGTCGTCGGGGTAACTTTCCAGATACACTCTGGCCAAGCGATTGATAATTTCAAATATTTCTGGTTCAGTATAGGGCATTACCAGGCCTTGTTGTAGTCTACAATTTCACAATTGCGACTGATGTCCTTTACAAAGTACACACAGTCAGGTTCCGGATCATTATTCAAAGGCACAGCCAACATTTGCCCATTTTTGAGTTTGGGTGCAAACCAGCTGACTTCATGATAGACATCTAGTATTTCAATGTCAGGAAAACTAGGCCTATAACTGGTCAGTGGGTTGAATTGAAACACTCTAAAGCCTCGATCATTGATTGATGTCAAGGGCAACACTTCCAAGTCACCAATGTCAGGTTCACCTATTAGGATTTGCCAGTCCATGGGCATTTTGAGTGTGATATCACCTATGCGTAAAACCAAAGCAGGAGCGTTAAAACTCTCCAAGAAGATCAATGGAATAAAGTGATAGTCTGGGTCTGCAGGATTGGAGTTATCTAAAATTGCAAATCTCAAGTCATCAATTTCTTCTGGCAAGTGATCCAAGTCGTAGTAAGTGTTATCTAAAGTTAGTATTCTCATATGTTATCAGTATACAGAATTTAATTGACGTTGTCAAGTTTTTTCATGATCACACCACAATCTAAAGTTTGGTGTACCACAGTCCATCCCAGCGACTGCAAATAAACCACTGCTGGACCGCACTTGCCAATCCAACAGTCGTTTACGCAATAGGTATCGTCAAATGCTACCACAGCATCGGGACTCAACAAGGGTGTTAATGCAACCATTTGCCGCATGTGCTCAATTTGACAATGTTGATTGCTCATTACAATTCCTTGTCCAGCATAGTCATGCATTTGTTGGCGGATGGCTGCACTCACACTATCAATATCCCAGATGTAATCAAAGTTATCCAAATATAACACAGCAATGTCGGTGTGGGTATTAGCAAATTCTCTAGCCCAGACAGATCCAGATGCCACAACAAAGTCAGTGTTTGATAACGTGTGAGACAATCTACTCTGCGCTTTGCTGGAAATGTCCACAGTGATCAAACGAGTGTTGTGTTGTTGAGCCACTTCAGCCAGAGTTTGAGTACTCCCTTCTCCACGGTCGCTGCCAATTTCCACAAACACTCCACGTGGAGTTTGCGGCAGAAAGTTATTGATGTCTTTGTATATTTTGCCCATGTATTATTTGGTGTATGTTGTTGGCAACTGTTTGCTGAGTTGCACGATCCGTGTGAAACGGTGTGTCGACGTTGGGATTGTTGCCACTGAAATCATAAGCGACTTTTCCCACATTATCATTGTTGAAAAAAACAGGCAGTACACCTGCATCCAAGATCTTGTTGTGCCAAAATTCAAACAACCATCCATCAATGGTGTCTTGAAAATTGTAGTTCATAAAATACTTCATGTACAGGTCAACAGCAACAAGTTGTTCTTTGGTAAAATCAAAAAATGGACTGTTTTCTAAATTCTGCCACACAGTGGAAAAAATTGCAGCCTTGCTATCGCCCACATGCGGCGAACCAGTGCTGGGCATGTGCGGATTAGAATAGATAAAATTCTTTAGGCCTTGAGACGGCTCAAAGTTGTCATGCATGGACAAGTTTATTCTGCTGGCCCATGTGCGATTGTAGACCACAACATCAGCTCCAAGCTCAAGGGCTTTTTGCATTTGAAAAAATATTCCAGCATTGCTAAATCCGCCATGCGCTAGATGGATAACTTGATAGCCATATTGGTCTTCAAGCATCTGACTAAAATGCGCTCGCAGTCCCACCTCTTTGAGATCAACAGTTGATGCAGTACAAAAACTGTCTCCGCACACTGCAACAGTTATTTTATTTTCATCCATTCTAATTTTTCCTGAGTAAAGGGATAGTTAGCTTCTTTATAAAATTGCTTGCGTTTGGTCAAGTGTCGTTTTGCAAATTTGCATGTTGAAGTTATGTCCCAGATTTGAACATGCTCTTTGTCTTCGGCTTTTCTTATGCCGCGTCCAATGCTTTGGATAACGCGGACAAAACTTTTCCCGGGTTCCACAAGAACCAAATTAAAAATCCTAGGGATATTAATACCCACAG